GGGCCTGTCGGTCCCGTTGGCCCGGCTTCTCCGGCAGGGCCTGTCTGCCCCTGGGCTCCTGTGGGGCCGGTGGGACCCGCCGCTCCGGCCGCGCCTGTCGGTCCAACCGGCCCAGTTGGTCCGGTTTCTCCAATGGGACCTGTCGGCCCCTGTGCTCCCGTGGGTCCGGCTGGACCTGTCGCCCCGGTCTCTCCCTTCAGGGATGCCAGGTATTCCTCCTCCGTTCCCTTGAAGCCGTGCTTCACCGCAAGGCCGTAGGCCGAAAGATAGTAGGGAGGGTTGTTGTACGGCGGTCCGCCGCAGTCACTCCACCTCATGCCGTCTCGCCTCCTCGCTGCAATATCCCTCCGCAGGATCGTATAGCTGGCAGAACCAGCACACAAACGCCGTGTACGCGCTGTTGTAAATGGTCATGGAGTCCGCGTACTTGTTATACTCTCCGTTCTCCGCGTCGATCCTGGCCTGCAGATACAGCGGATAGAGATCGTCGTAGGGAGGATCCACCAACAGCTCCCGGTCCATATCCGCCGGATATTGCAAGTCCAGCTCCCGGATCTGCGCCGGCGCCATCAAAAAGACCTCCGCCTGCAGGCGGCCTTCCATGCGGCGCAGCCACTGGAACTTCGTCTCCTCGCTGAAAGCGTTGGGTTTCACGGCATCCGCCGCCGCGATGGCATCCTTGACCTTCATTCGTATCCGCCTCCCTTGTTTCCCACATAGAAGCGCATGTTCTCCAGCAGCCGCGGGTTGTCCGGTTCCTCCAGCAGCGCCTGCTCTCCGTATTCTCTTGCCGCCCGCAGATCCCCGATCCGGTAGCAGGCATACGCCATGGCGTCCCAGGGATAGGCGCCCCAGGCCCTGTCCTCGTTGATATAGAAGCCGGACCGTTCGGTGATGTCCACGGCCCGCCGGCCGTAGTAGACCACGCCCTCCCAGTCCTCCGCCGCGTAGGCAGCCTCCTGCGCCTGTACCCAGGGCTCCCGCAGCTCCGGTGCCTCTGCGATGGCCCGCAGCGCCCACACCATGCCCTGCCGCCTGTCGCCCATAGACAGATAGCACCGGGAGAGAAAGCGCATGGAGGCGCACCGCTCCGGCTGCCACACGGCTCCGGGCATTTCCAGGTGGCGCTTCAGCACCGGGATGGCCTCCGCGTACAGTCCGTGGAACATATACTCCCGCCCCAGATAGTGGGCGTTCCGGTCGTCCTCCGGATCCTCCCGGACGGACAGTTCCAGCAGCGGCAGATACTCCGCCCGGCTTTTCTTCGGGTCCGGATAGTGCTCCAGCACGATCTCCGGACATACCGCTGTCTTCCAGGTGCGCTGCCCGTCTGTCCTCCGCAGCACTTCATGTACCGGATGATGCCAGCGGAACACGCCGGGGGCGTGGATTTTCTCCTGCAGGAACGTAGTGCCCGGCGTTCCGCGGGGGCCGAAGCTCCAGATATAGGTGTACCGGAGCTGTTCTGTTCCCGGCTCCCAGGCATTCTCCAGCAGCTTCCGCCAGCCGGGCCGGAACACCTCGTCCAGGTCCGTGCACACGCAGACGTCCGTGCTCGGCGGGATCAGATCCATGGAGCGGTTGCGGGCCGCGTCGAATCTCCAGGGTTCAATGATTTCCCGACATACGATTGCGCCCCGGTCCGCCAGCTTTTCCACGGTCCGGTCCGTGCTCCCGGTGTCCAGGACGCACACCCAGTCCGCCTCCGACATGGACGTCATCCAGCGGTCCACGAAATGCTCTTCGTTTTTCGCAATGGCGTACACGCATATTCTCATGGCTGCCTCCTTGTGGAAAAGCGGGCGAAGGCGTACCTTCGCCCGCTTCGGGTGTTGCTTAGTCGGGGAGCTCTTCTCCCGTGGAGATGCCGCCGATGGCGGCGAACCGCCAGTCGTTGAACGTGGCGTTCCAGCGGGAACGGCCCCGCCACACGTTGGCGTCGGTGTTCTCGTCGATGGTGCTCCGCACCGCCAGCGGAATCCGGTCGTTCCACACAGCGCCGCCGTACTGCTCGTTGTACTTGCTGTCCAGCAGGATCCAGGGCGCGGTGCCGGCCGTGATGAACTTGTTCAGATAGGGCCAGCAGATCACGGTCCAGCGGCCGAACTGATAGTTGAAGGCGTTGTTGCTGGTGGCCGGGTCCTTGTCGGCGCCGATGGCCGCGAACACATCCTTCTTCAGGCTGGCCAGATCGGGGATCAGGATGGTGTCCGGGGACACGTCCAGAATCTCCTCCGTGTCGCCGCAGAAAATCTGCATGGCCGTCTCCATCTGGCCCAGGGCATCCACGGAGAAGGCGTCCTTGAACAGGTTGCACTGGGCGGGGCCGGACACCTTGGCGGGGTGTGCCGCGGAGAACAGCGGCTGGCCGTCCGCCGTGGTGATGTCAAAGGTCTTGCCCTTGAACTGCGCCGTAGTGGCCGCCTTGATGGCGCCGCCGTACAGGGCCGCGCCGAACAGTTCCCGGGTCCGGTGATAGCTGGTCATAAAGGCCCCCGGCTGCTTGCGCAGGTCCATCAGCTTGGAGTCCTCGATCATCTCCTTGGAGATGGAGAAGGAATCCTTCCAGGTCTCATACACCAGCAGCTTCTGATAGCCCTCCTGCATGGAGTCCTCGGGATAGGCGCCGTTCTCACCCACGGGCTCAAAGCCCGCCATGGCGGTCATGCTGGTCAGCAGGTCGCCGTAGTTCTCGGATGTACCCATCAGGAACAGCCGCTCCACGACGCTCTCCTGCTCGAAGGCCTCGCCCCGCTTCTCCAGGAACATCCGGATGGGGGCCTGGCACTTGCCGTACACGCTGTCATTCAGGCCAGACCCCTCGGAAAATGTAAGTCTAATAGGCATTGTCTTGTTTCTCCTTTCTCGGCAGGTCGGTGATTAGCCACCGCCGCCCGCCGCGGGCTTCGGGTCCACGAATCGGCCGCGAACGATGCTGCCTGCCGTGGTGCCGTCCAGGCTGACCACCTCAAAGGTGCCGTCCCCGGCGCCCACCTGCGTGCCGCCGCTCTTGACCACCAGCCGACTGCCCGCCACGGTGCCCGCGGCCGCCGCCTGCAGGGTGGTCTCATAGATCACGTCCCGGCTCGTCCGGGACACGGGGATGGGGGTCCCCGCGGTCTCCACCTTTACCTCCGCGTTGCAGATGTAGGGGGGAGTGGTATCCAGGTCCGCCGCCACGGCCTCCAGATGGCCGGTGGTGGCGTCCAGGTTCAGGGCCTGCCCCACGTGGTAGGTGCCGGCCTCCGCCGGCAGATACTCCCAGGGGAGCACAGCCCCGTTGTCGCTTTTCCAGGGCTGAAACATGGTTTCCTCCTTTTCACGCTGCCTCGGTCTCCCGGGGCGCCGCTCATTTCTTGTGCTTGTTGTACCAGGCGGTGATCTCCGCCTCCGTGGCCGTCGGATTGAAGAGCTTGAATGCCTGCATCTCGTCCGGCGGCACCGTGGCCGCCCCGGTCCCCTGGGGGGTCCCGGTGCCGGTCAGGTGGTCCTTGCCCCTGGCGTTGTTCATGGCCTGCTGCCGGGCCGCTTCCGCCCGGGCCGCCTGCAGCCGGTCAAAGTTGGCCAGCCGGTAGGCGTCCAGGAAGCTGTTGCCCTTGCGCACCAGGTCGTAGAACGCCTTGGCGTCGGGCATGGACAACAGGTCCTCCACCGTGTTGATAGCGGGGTCCAGCTTGTGGATTTCCGCGAGCTCCGCGTCCACCCGGGCCTTGGCCTCAGCCTGTCTGCGCTGCTCGTCCTCCGCCGCCCGCTGCTCCTGCTGCTTTTTCAGCGCCTGGATCGCCGGCGTCTGTTCCACCGCGGACCGCAGGGCCTCCGGTGTCAGCTTCCCGGCCTTCAGGTCCTTCTGTAGTCTGGCGGCTTCATAGTCCGCCTGCCAGGCGTCAAACTCCTCCAGGGTGGTGATGGGCTTGCCGGTGACGGTGTTTTTCATCCCCGCCTTGGCAAAGAAGGCCTCCATCTGCCCTTTGGTTCTGGCCCTCTCGTCCTCCACCGCCATTTTCACGGCGGCGTCAATGGCGGCCTGCTGCTCTTCCCGCCGCCGGCGGGCTGCATTCTCCGCCCGCTGGGCAGCCGTTTGAGGCTCTGCCTCATTACGGATGCCGCGTCCCCCTTGCGGGGGCTGCTCCTTGGTCTGCTGGGCGGGCTCTCCTTCCTGCCCGCCCTCTGCCTGGGACGCTCCGGAAACGTCCCTGGCACCGCCGGCGCCGCCCTGGGCCCCACCGTCTCCCTGATCCCGGGAGGGGTCCTGCTCCTGGGTCTGCGCCGGCTCCTGGGCTTCGCCCGTTCCGGGCTCCGTGCCCCGTGCCTGTCCTTCCTGCGCTCCCGGTTCGGCGGCTCCCGGTTCGTTCCCGCCTGCGGGCTGCTCCAGCCCGAACGCAGAATACAGATCGCTCTCTTCAAATCCGGCCATAATGCCTCCGTTCCGGCCTCTGGCCGGCTGCCATTTTCCCGCTGTTGGCTTGCGTAATGGTGGGCCACTCCCGGCCCCGGATTATTCGATCTCCGTTACTTCTTGCCGCTCCGGAGGTCGTTGCCCGTCTTCACTGTGCCCTTCTTGGACACAGTGGTCTGGATGGGGGCCTGTACCACCTGGGGCCCGGAGTTCTTGATCCGGCCCACGTAGCCGAAGCCGCCGCGCTTGCCGCCGTTCTTCATGCAGGTGCCGCCTCCTTTCTTGCAGATTGAGATTTTCCCGCGTTCTCATGCGTTCGTCCTCACGGACTCCATATC